AACTTCTTGCCAAGGAAGTGCAAGAGATCTCTGGCGTCAACGAAGAGCTTCTTGGTTCAGCGACTGACGATAAAGCCGGGATTCTTTCTATGCTTCGCCAAGGCGCAGGCCTCACAACTCTGCAGGTCCTCTTTGATCAGCTTGACCGTTCCCAGAAACTTCTCGGGCGCCTCATTCTCGATCTTATTCAAAAGAATTTTACTCCTGGCAAAGTGAAGAAAGTTATTGATGCGGAGCCAACTCCAGCTTTTTACCACAAAGCCTTTGGCCGCTATGATGCAGTTGTTGAAGATGGTCTCAATACTTCTACCCAAAAGCAAATGCAATTTGCCCAATTACTCCAACTTCGTGAAGCCGGTGTTCCGATTACTCCCGAAGATCTTCTTGAAGCAGCGACTCTGCAAAACAAGAAGCAGCTTATTGAGAACATGCAACGTCAACTTCAATCTCAAAATCAAGCTACTCAGCAAGCAGCACAGCTTCAAGCGCAAGCGCAGCAAGCCCAGATTGAACTTACCCAAGCCACTGCTCGCGCCAATGATGGCCTTGGCTTAGAACGTCTCAGCCGCATTGAAGAGAATAAGACTCTTGCAATTGAGCGCGAAGCTAAAGCTGAAGCTGACCGAGACAAAGCATTGCTTGATAAAGTTAAAGCTCTTAAAGAAGTTGAAGGCATGGATTCTAGAATGCTATTGGAAGAAATAGAGAAACTGATTACGCTTAGTAGGAGTTTAGAAAAAATAAGCCCGGCGACCTCAGCGTTGTCCACTCTATCGGGGCCAGCTCCGATGGCTGGAGTGCCGGGCCAAACGCCCCCAAGTCCTTTTGGAGGCGTCGGTAGATAGAGGATATAAACCTTGCTCATAAACCTGTGGCATAATGTCACAGGTTGACATGAAGCAATTTCTACATAAGGAGCCAAGTAATGGCAAAACGTTATCACCAATCCAAAAAGCAAAGGCACCATGAAAGTATGGTAGCTAAGCACGAGCCGCATGATATTCATGGCCATTTTGAGAAGGAAGGCTATGCTCATATGAGCAAGATGCGCAAGCATCATTCTCCGGCGCACGAATCTCACATGAGTGAAAGTGATAAGCACATGCATTCCCGTATGCATCCAACGCACCATTCTCAGCCAGAGGACCACCCAAGTAATCAAGCTCATCGTCGCAAGATGGAAATGGAAAAAGGCGGTTATTTATCAGCTGATTATTCGCAAGTGGCTAATATGCCTCAGGATGTAAAGATGAGGCCCTACCCTGACAGAGCGCCTTACGTTCCTGAAGTACTGGATGACACTATAGAAGGCATTGATATGCAAATGCATGATGATTCACCTTTGCGTCACTTTAAACCTCATAAGTTTTAAGAGATTATATGATAGAAATAAAGATCAGCCCATCGTATCGTAACAATCATGATCCGAGGCGTCGGTTTGAGTGGGAAGTGGCGCGTATGATCCAAGAAGATCAGAATGCAATGGCCAATCTTTCTCCACGCTTTATTCATCGTACGTTTGATGAAGATGCTGAAGTTGAACGTCTTAAGATGTACGGGTAATATATGCCTACAATGCCACGATTTGATAAGAAGGCTACCAAGATTGCCTACAAGATTCTTGGCAAGCCGCACAATCTTCGCAAGGATGTAAAATCTAAGCGAGATGAGAAGATCAATAAGCGCCTTGTTTTTGAGGAAACGCAACGCGCTCGGTAAAAACGATTCCTCTCTTTAACGATGGTGAAAAATACGTTAAAGGAGAAAAAGCGGCCGAACTGTACTACCTGTCTCGGCCGCCTAAAAGAAGGACACAGTATGAAGAAGAAAGTAGCCGCAAAAAAGATAACCGTAGCAAAAGGCGTTAAAGTTGCTCACGGCAAAGAAGAAAAGATGCGCGCCAAGCCTGGTTCATCAAGCGCAGGGAAATATAAGACAGTTTCTCCCAAAGATTTCGCTGGCAAATCTGGCGGCGCTGCTCAGTATTCTTTCCCAATTAATACCCTTGCTCGGGCACGCAATGCACTGGCTCGTGCCCATTATGCACCAAACCCCGAAGGTATCCGTGCGAAAGTCTATGCAAAATATCCGCAACTTAAAGTAAGACATGAGGAACGCCATGGCAAGTGAACGGAAACTTCATCGCAAAGAAGAGCAAATTCATAAAGAGGCTGAACGAGCAATGAAAAACGATGAAAAACTTCATCGCTTAGTTAAAAAAGAACCGTATCACAAGGCAGCAGAGAAAGCTTTTCATAAAGATGAGAAGATTCATGAAGAGATAAAGAAAGAGCACCGGCGGGAGGAAAAGGGCATCACCAAAAAAGGTTCTAAGTCCAAGAAGAAGGACCCCAAAAAGCCCGTTAAATCCACCGCTGGTCGTGCAAAAGTTAAAAAAGTTATGGAAGAATACAAAGAAGGCAAGCTTCATAGCGGCTCTAAAAAGGGCCCGCAAGTTAGGAATCCTAAGCAAGCCATCGCAATAGCTCTTTCAGAAGCTCGTAAAGCAAAAAAGAAGAAGTGATGGACGACGATTTATTTCTTCGGGATTTTATGCGCTATCTTATGACCTGTAAAATCGAGGAAGCGCAGATAATGCAATGCCTATTCGATATGGCTTCAAAAATGGGCTATGATCATAAGACGATTCTTAAAACTGCCTTGGACATTAAAAATGGAACAAACTCCCAAACGTGAGACGGTAGGAAAAATTTCTACCGATCTTCTTTCTAAGCCACCCGAATCTCGTGACCCAATTGAGCTGCAACGCGAGATGACAAAGTCTTACATAGAAGAGCTCACTAATTGCACGCTTAGTTTTAGGAAAAATTTCCCACGAGACTTCTTTGTTGCCGTTCTGACCAAAAAAGAGCGTCTTATGAAAAATGTCATCCGGAATTACTTTACTCCCCGCCTTTCGTGTCCCACCCCGGAATATGACCAAGCAGTCTATCACTACCACCACAATGAAGAAGCATTAGAATTTCTCTGGGTTCTTCCCTCAAAAGATACCTGCGAGCTCTTTATGCTTGATGCGGATCAGGTGGTTCCTGAAGAACGGGAACTTCTTTATTTTGTGCAAAGTTTATATAATGGAAATCTATTAAAGCTTTCCAAAAGACTTAATAAGGAGAATTGATGTTTGATGATATTATACTTCCCGATAATCCTGAGTCACCTGAGGCTCCCGAAATTGAATCCATTCCTGATCCTATCCAAGCATCTCCTGCCGAGTCAAACAAAGAGCACAATATGCGTGCCCTTCGTGAAGCAAAGGAGCGCGCAGAACGAGACCGCGACGAGCTTCATCGTCGTTTACAGGAAGTTGAGCAACGTGCTCGGCAGCCTGAACCAGAGGAAGAAGATAGTTTGCATCCTGAAGACCTTGTATCTTATAAAACGTTGCAGAAGAAGTACCGTAAGCTAGAGATCGAGATTAAGAATGTCCAAAGTTATACGCATGCTACTACAGTGGAAGCGCGACTTCGGTCGGAATATCCTGACTTTGATAAAGTCGTCAACCAAGAGAACATTCAGCTTTTGCGAGAGACATATCCGCAGATTGCGCAAACAATCAATGACGGCACCGACATGTACAGCAAAGCCTCTACCGCCTATACCTTTATTAAAAAGTTCGGAATCGGCGCCGAAGACCCCTACGCAGCCGAAAAAGAGAGGGCGCAAAAAAATGCCGCAAAGCCACGCCCCATGACAAGCATATCTTCCCAACAGGGTGATAGCCCGCTCAGCAATGCCAATGCATTTGCTAATGGCCTTACCGATGATCTTAAAAAGCAACCCTTAAAAGAAATGAATGAACTACGCAAAGGATACTGATGTTTTTTCTCTGCTTTCTTCTTTTTATGTCATTGAATCTTCATCCTATGGAAGAAAAAGAGCCTCAGATCGAAGTAACAACAGTACAAGAAGTTACCGTTAAAGAAGCAATCATTTATCAATGGCCGATGAATACTAATGCTGATGTGATTGATGCGGTTCTTGAATACATAGATGAACTTAGTTTTCTTGAAAAGGAGCAGGCAATTAAAAAGGTTCGCAAGTGGCTTTCTATTCAAGAAAATAAGCAAGAAGAGACCATAGCAATTCTTCAAGCGGAAGTTAATGGTTCGCGACGTAATCCTATAATTCTAGATAACCCAAATTATTCGGCACAATCGATTCGATTTGACAATTAGTTAGGTTTTATCATACGCTTAGTGAAGCGCAGCGAGCACTACGTAGGACTTCATCAGTCTCCTTTTTTGGACCCCGTTTGGCTCTTGGAACATTACCAGGCGGGGTTTCACTGTAGCGCTTATTTACCATTCTTAATACATAACTTTACTTTAAATCCGTATCTCTTTTATGATTAGCAAGAGCGTAATGAAGCTTCGCTCTCTTCTTCTTTTTGGACGTATCGAGTCTCGTCCGGCTCAATGACGTAGAGAAGCCTCGTCAGCTTGGAGTAATTCTAATCCGCCTACGCTCGCCTGAGCTACGTCGGACAAGCTTCAAGGAGCCTTATGGCAATTACAACTACGAGTACTTTGCCTGCCCCAGTGCAACAAAGTTTCAGTTATAAACTTCTGAGCGTACCGGTTCCTAATATGATCCACAAGATTCCTGCGATGCGTAAGAACATGCCAAGGAATGGTGGTACCACATTAAGAATGCGCAGATACAATCCGTTAAATACGGCAATGGTTCCTCTTGGGAACAGTGGTGTAACTCCACCTCCTCAAACGCTAACGGCCATTGATATCGATGCAAAGATCTCTTTCTATGGCACTTATGTTCAAATCAATGAACAGGTCACGCTTCAGAACCAAGACCCAGTCTTGAATGAATGCGCAGCACGTCTAGGAGTATCTTTGCGTCAAACTGAAGATCAGCTGACACGTGACATGCTTGCCGCAACCGCATCTTTCATTAACTGTACAGCTGGTTTGAATGGTGATAACCCAACCCAGCTTACGTTGCCAGATGTTCAAACAGTTGTACGTGCATTGCTTAATAACAATGCCTACACAATTGAAGACAACATTGAAGGTGATCTTAAGTTTGCAACGACTCCAATTCGTCGTGCTTACTTTGCTTTGTGTTCAACTCAGTTGACCGGCAATATGGAAAACGTTGCAACCTTTGTTTCGGTTGCCCAATATCCGTCACCTATGAATGCACTGCAATCAGAATGGGGCGCAATTGGTAACCTTCGGTTCTTAACATCATCCATTGGCTCGGTATCGCCAACTTCTTCTGCTTTAGGTGCAGATGTATTTAACATCTTCTGTGTCGGCATGGAAGCCTATGCCTGCATAGAGCAAGATGGTTATTCTGCAAGCTTTATTTATCGTCCGCCGATCTATGATGGCCCATTGGCCCTTAATGCATCTGTGGGTTATAAATTCGCTGAAGTTCCGCGGATCACGAATGATCTTTGGGTTATCAATTTACGCACAACATTAGCTTAAGGAGATAATCATGGATGGAACTATTTTATGTCAAGGAACATTCACAGGAACTGGTAATGCAGTTACTGTTGCTATTCCTTCAAATGCAGATTTTATGTGGGTGAAGAATTACACGCAGTTTAGCGCGAAGTCTGCAAATACTGGGTTTGATTTCTACTGGCAAAGAGGCATGGCTGCTGCTACAGGGGCTGTTTACTTTTGTAACTCAAGCTCTGCTGTTTTAGCGGATACGTTAACAGTTGGTGGATTTACTCTTTATGATCCATCAGTTGCAACATCGGCTTATAGTGCAAACGTTGCTATTACAACTGGTGTTTCAAATGCAACCCGTCCGGTTGTTACGACATCGAATACAACTGGTTTAGTAGCAGCATCTTCGAGTGTTGTTGGATCTGTTGTACGACTCAACAGCCCTGGTTTCCCGCCTAATGGTATAGACTTTACCGTT